TACAGATTGTTGCAATATGCTAAATGAACTTATTGAGGATGCTAAATACTGATGCCATCAGAACAAGAAGCCCATCTGGAGCATTGCCGAGTGGTTCAGTGGTTTAAGAATAATACTAAAACCCTATGGATATTTCCTAAGAACACAGTCTATCTGGTGGATGAGACATCCTTTAAGGAGATCGAGGGTATTAGTAATTTTCATGTAGTGGAGGAGGTTACAAAATGATTGTATATATTGTGTGTGGTATGGCAGTTCTAGCAGTGGTAGGACTGGGGTTTGTTGTAGGATACGTTTTTGGACATCGTAAAGGTTGCATACATGTATATGCACAATGGGCAGCAAATAATTACGTTAGTAAACAGAGAGAGGTAAAATAATGTGTGATTTAGACAGTAATGGACAAAAGAGACATGTGATATTCAAGAGAAGGCTTTTGTAAGTATTGATATGGTGCATGATCTATATATAACAACTAGCATCTGGTACTGCCCTATATGTTTATCAGTGTTTGACAGTTCAGTAAAATTAGAGCACTTGACAAATAAAAAGTAGTGTGATACAATCTTACATACATCAATAGGAGGACATTGATAATGGTTTCAGATAAAGATTTTGTTTTGCTTGAAGGTACTGTGATAGGGAGTCCGTATAAGAGTGTAAGTGGAGACAAAGTAGCCCTTAATTTCACTATTGAGTCTATGCGAGACAATGGGTATAGTAAAAAGACATACAACCATAACGTCGTAATCTGGAATAAGATGGTTGAAGATTTCAGAGAAAAAATTATCAACGGGGCTTACGTCAGTGGACGGGGGCATTTGCAGACGCAGAAGTTGGTGTACAAGGACGTAGAGACTGGAGAGGTCAAGACGTTGGAGTACGATAAGATAGCTCTCGATTATATTGAGATCGGTTAAGGAGGATAAGGTATGACACAGGGAATGGTTATTTGGGGAACAGTAGTGCTTCTTGGAATTATTGCTGTCTTTCAGCAAAAAGCAGGGTGACTGAATATTCTTATCGTTTTTGGTTGTGTACTTGCTGCAGTTGGCAATGTCTATTTTCTGGCTAAATAAGGAGGTTAGAGTATGAAGAAATTTGTTGTTCTGCTTGGACTTGTGCTGGTGCTTTTTGCATCATGCGCTCAGAGTAAGGTTTTGACGGTTAATGTAAATGATGTTCCGTCAGAAATCACATTTAAACCTGTTGGATGGGCTACATTGAATGAGAAAAATTCTGATGTAAAGTACAATGTTTCTGTTGGAAATGTTGTCTAGTCAATTCTTCTGGTAGAGACAGTTGTGGTTCCTGTAGTGCTAACTGGGTGGTATTTATTTGAACCTGATTATGTAAAGTCAGATAAAGCGCACATTGTTGGTGCAGAGTAAGGAGGTACTATAATGCCTTTGAAAAAAGGATCGTCAGACAAGATAGTTTCAGCTAACATCAAGAAAGAGATGGGTAAGGGAAAATCACAAACCCAAAGTGTAGCCATCGCGCTTAATGTTGCTGGAAAGTCAAAGAAAAAGAAGGAGAAAAAATGAATTCACCATTTGTAATTAGAATGCAACAGGAAAAGCTAGAGCTTGACACTAAGTTGCTTAAACTAATTGAATTTGTAGAATCTGATAAATTCAGTTGCTTGGATGCTATTCAGCAGCGGAATCTGCTTGTGCAAAGACACATCATGAATGCCTATTCTCAAATTCTTACTGCTCAAATTGACTATGACTCAGAAAAGGAGCAGAAATGAATTCAAAGTTTGCAAAAATTGCAGGAACAATCCTGCTTGTGGCAGGTGGCGTTCTGCTGTTTATTGGTGGGGTGTCATCCTCAGCAGCTATTGCTGTCCTTGGAGCTGTGTTCGATTTGGCTCTGCTGATAGCGGGGCTGTTTGAAGCAACTATTGTAGCTAAGTTCAACAAGGTTATAGAAGCAATTAAGTTTTAGGGTTTTATAGGAAGTGTGGCGGAAGCAGACGCACCTTGATTAAAAGAGGCTTATTGCAGGTGGCAGTCCTGCCACTTCCTTTTTCGCCCCTATAGCTCAGTTGGCAGAGCGTACCCGTTGTAAGGCTAAGGTCGGCGGTTCGATCCCGTCTGGGGGCTTCGGTAGTTTAAGAATAGAACACCAGAATTTTAATCTGGAGATGGCTTAATGCCCTGAGATGGTTTATATGTTTCATTCAGGTAAAAACATATAAGGTGCAATAGCATAATGGCTAGTGCTTGTTGGTAATGTTTGCAGGAGTGCGCACGAATGCAAAAGATATCCAACGACTGCAGACCAGCAGTGATTCCCAGTTCGAGTCTGGGTGCATCTTTTCTGAGTGAGTAGCCAAGTGGTAAGGCAGCAGTCTGCAAAACTGCTATCATGGGTTCAATCCCCATCTTGCTCTTTTTATTTAGGAGGTTTATATGAGTACAGTTGACATTATTTTGGAAAAGGCTATTGATGTTTTAGGGGCGCAGAGAGAGGTTCTAGGACTATTGCTCAAGGTGGTAGAATGTTCTCCAGCAGGGATAGAAGATTGTACTAGAGATGCTATTTTATGGTTAGAGAACAAAGTAGTGACGGACACTATCAATGCACTAAAGGAGCTACGAAAGGCTCTCCCAGAATAAGTATGTTTAGTATAGAAGAATTTTGTCGCGACTATGGTATTCCCTATGGTCATTCAGGCATTGTAAGTAAAGGTAGAATAGGTTTACCAGACCCCAGTAAGGGCATGGGGGATACAGAGTTTCACTGTGCTTTTAATCCTGCTAATGGAACTATATACTCATGGATATCTGGGGCTATCCCACTCAGGGAATACCTGCAGTGGGCTGTGCCTGATGTGCCCTACAACAAACTACTCAAAGAATACTCTAATGATTTTGATTACGTCGAGCGCCTCAAGGTACGAGAAAATGCCACTCAGCTCAACTATAATTTCCCTGAATTAGGTAAGGTTGCTAGACGTTATCTTGAAAAGCGGGGATTTAATGTCGATGAACTCACTTCCAAATATAAATTTCGAGATGGAGGGTTTGTGGGAGATTGGGCTTACAGGGTAATTATTCCTATCATAGATACAGATGGGCGAATTTGTTCGTGGCAGGGACGTTCTTACGCAGGACAAGATTTACGGTATAAAACTCTTGCTATAGAGAAGTCTCTGGTGGATCCTAAGAAGATGTTATTTAACCTGAATAATTGCAATAAGAGCTATGTAGTCTGCGTTGAAGGGCCGTTCGACGCTCTCAAATTTGGTGATAATTGCTGTGCCACTCTAGGAACGTCTGTTACAGAAGCTCAGGTACAGCTCTTGACAGAGTACAAGAAAGTTGTTATAATTTACGATAGTGAAAAACCTGCACAGCAACGGGCCAAGAAGCTGGCTGATAGGATTAGTGCTTTGGGTGTGAAAGAGGTTACTGTGGTCGATCTGGAGACAGAGAAAGACTTAGGTGGTCTCAGTTATGAACAAGTTTTAGAAATACGAAAGGAGTTAGGATTATGAATGAAGCACCAAAATTTAGAGGTTGGGAACCAGAATTAAAAGGGTATTATTATTTTGACCTATATACAGTATACTGTGCGGGATATAATCCTCATCAGAAACATGATATAAAAGCCCCAATGACATGCTTCAATATTAATCACAGACCGTTTGAAGCATACACAGAAGTTGTTGATAGAGACGATGCAGAGTTGTATGATGGAGATATTGTACTATTGTTGCGATCTCTTGGTTATCAAAGTAACAAGGGAGATATTGGGGTGATTCAAAAAGATGATAGTGAGCTTGGGTATAATATCCTTAATGAAATTAATGGTTATCCTTTAAGTAAACTTACATCAAGCAGAGCAAAGCATATAAAGAAAATTGGGACATACAGAGAGAACCCAGAGCTGCTGAAAAAGGAACTGGGATTATGATTTTTGAGATTTACAAGACTAGTGGGGATATAGAAGACATATCAGGTGTCAAGAAGATAGACGTGCATTGGATAGAGTATAAATATGTACCTACTCTAGCAGAGGCAATAGGTAAGGACTGGTATCCTTGGTGGCTGACGTATAATACTAATTACAGAGAAGTTAATGGAATGATTGCAGGAGACAGAAAAAAACCTATCACTATTTATGTTATAGAGCTGTCAGCAGAAGAGCTTATCCCCTTCATCAGAGACTTAGGAGAGGAAGTAATAGTCACTGTATATAGGAACATAAACCGAAAATATGCAGAAGTGGATATTACAGGATCGTTAGAGATATATAATTCCTACAAGGAATAACCATTGAAAAAAGTTGAAATACTATCTGATGGCCTAGCCGTCTGCTTCTCTGTTGCACCAGATCAGTTTCAGCCTATTAAGAATGCTGTAAAGGCATTGCAGGGAAGCTGGTGGACGCAAGAGAAGAAATATTGGAAGGTGCAAAATACACCAAGTAATATAGCTAGGCTCAAGGAGCTGGGGTTTGAACTACCGGCAGAGATTCAGCCTATGAAGGTAGCCATACAACCCGCACCACAGGTAGCGGTGGATTTCTCTAAGCTACCAGATATATTGCGCCCCTATCAGAAAGAAGCATTGCAGTTTCTCGAAGCTAAGAATGGTTGGGGGATGCTAACCTTAGCTCCTCGCATGGGAAAAAGTTTAGTAGCTCTCTGTTATGCCATTTTACACAAGGAAGCTACTCCCATAGTCATTTGCTGCCCTGCTTCCATCAAGATCAACTGGAGCAGGGAGATAGAGAAATGGACAAATTTCTCTTATCATATAGTTTATGGTATACAGCCTTATAAGTTTCCTAAGAAGGATGTCTATATCGTTAATTATGATATCCTCCATGACCATATGGGTAGTTTTGGTCATATCGGACTCTTAGTGCAGGACGAATCGCACAGAATAAATAACCTTACGCTTTCTAAGAAAGGATCTGAAGGAAAAACCATAAAAGTTCCTGTTCAGTGCACAGAGGCTTTTTACCATATAGCAAAACAGGCAGAGCATATTATTTTCTTGAGTGGAACACCTATTACCTCATCTGCTAAACAGCTATTTGTTCCCCTCAATGTGTTTCTCCCTAAGCAATTTGATAACCAGTATAAGTTCCAGTGGAGATATTGTAACCCTACACGTAACAGATGGGGATGGGATTTTAGTGGACTATCTAATGGTGAAGAGCTTTTTGGTTTTCTGAATCAGATTATGTTCCGTCGTCGTAGAGAAGATGTATTCAAGGATCTTCCTAAAGAGTCTCATGAGTTCATTGAGTTGGAAATAGACCAGAGAGAGTATGAGGCAGAGCTAGAGGAATTCAAGGAATGGCTCAGTAAGCATCCGGGGACTACAGAGGAGCAGATACAGGAGAAGCTGTCTAAGTTTGAATCTCTTTCTTACAGTAAAAAGAGAACTCAGATAAAAGAATGGATCTCTGATTTCCTATTGTCTGGTGAGAAGGTTGTTGTTTTTACATGGCACAGGACTGTTAGTGAAGATTTACACAATGCTTTTAAGAAGCAGAGTGTACTTATGTATGGTTCTACTTCTATTGCTGAAAGGCAGGAGGCTATAGATAAGTTCAATACAGATCCTTCCTGCCAAATGTTCATAGGGAACATACAGGCGGCTAAGGAAGGTATCACTCTTGCTGCAGCGAATATAGCTGTGTATGTGGAGATTCCTTTCGTTCCGGGGGAGTTGGAGCAGAGTGGGCAAAGGATATGGCTTCCCGAGAAGAAAGATCCATTGAGCTACTTATATTTTGTTGCAAAAGATACTGTTGATGTGAAAAGGGTGAAAAGTCTATTGACAAGAGGTAAAATAATTGGTACTATACTGGACGGAAAAGAAACAGAACTATTCGGTGGAAGTCTGTTAGAAGAATTAAAGGAGACGTAATATGGTTGATGTAGAAGTTAAACGGAAGGTTCTTGTAGAGGACATTTTGAAGAATATTTGCTTGGATGAAGCATTTATTTGTGGTGGTTTTGCTCGGGTGGCTTGTTCTCCTAGGGGCAATCCAATACCTAGTAAAGACATTGACATCTATCTATTGGATGCAATGAACTTTGATAAAATTGTAGCTCGTATCGAAAAGGCTATGTATGTCAAGGTTAAGGAAAATGATGTGTCTTTTGTATTTGAGTATGCACTTGATGCAAGAGATACACATTTGCAGCTCAATCTCATTAAGCCTATTCATACAGGTCATCTACATACGTTTGGAGATCTTGACACTATCCTGAGCAACTTTGATTTTACCATTGCTCGTATTGGAGTATATCTTAAAGACGGAGAAATTAAAGGACGTGCAGATGATGATTTTATTCAGGATGAGACTGTTGGTATCTTGAATATTAAGAATATTCACTGCCCTATTGCAGAAATTACCCGTATCGCTAAGTATCAGATGAAAGGGTATATGTGTCCTTTGATTATGTTTCTGAGGTGTTTTATGGATTGGGATGAACGCGATCCTGAGTTTAAGTCTTTCTTAATCCAGAATCTTGCAGAAAAGAAGGAACTTTCTACTGAAGACGTTCAAGAACTGTACAAGCGTCTGTATATTGACTGATATTACTTATTATATGAACAGCATCTTAGATAAGGAGTTACAGCTTGAAAGTTGAGAATATTGACTTAGGTGTAGAGCGTAAACTTTGCACTTTGTGTATTATGAATGACACTGTTTGTAAGGCGTTACTTCCTATACTTGACAAATATAGTACCAAGACAGCCTACGCACGGTTTATCATAGACTGGGTGAAAGAGTATCATGTCAAGTATGGGGACTCTCCGAAAGGCGGTATCAAGGAAATATACGAGCAGAAAAAAGCTTCTATACGGGATGAGGAAGTTGCTTCGTCTATTTCTAATTTCTTAGAGTCTCTTGCCGATGATTACGACGAAGATGATTATAAGAATCTCAAGTTTCACATAGATGATCTCGAACTCTATACTCGCCTCAATCAGATAGATGCTTTTGTGGGGAAAGTACAAGGAGCCAGAGCAACAGGTAATGCGACTAAGTGTGAAAGTATTATCTCTGGATTTACTCAGAAGGCTATCCCTGAGTCACAAGGTATTGACCTTCTTGGTGACATGAATAAATTCGCCGAAGCCTTTGATGAGAGTAATACAGATCCCCTTTTCACTCTTCCCGGAGATTTAGGATTGGTGACTGGGGAATTCTTCAGGGGGGACTTATCTGCGTGTCTGTCAACGTCTAAGGCGGGTAAATCATGGGGCATGGAAGGTCTCTCATTTGCGGCTATGTCCTGTGGATGCAAAGTCATGTATATTAACCTTGAGATGCGCGACATAGAACTTCGTCAGCGTTTCTGGAGGGGGCTTGTTAATGCTCCTTTCACAACCGGCCCCGTGTCGATTCCATTCTTCCGTCCTGATAAAGAGCTTACAGAGGATATTGACGATGCTATGGTGTCTTATCGCATAGATCACAAGATTGTTAATATGCAGGGAGTTCGATTTGACAATCTCAAGCAAATAGAGGATACTATGCGTATGAGATATAAGCAGGGTGGGATTAAGTTGTTCTCTCTGCCTTCTTATACGACTACATGGGCCGATATTGAGAATCTTTATAATAATCTAGTTCATTATCAGAACTGGATGCCAGATGTCATCGTTGTCGATTATTTTGATATCCTCGGCGGCAAGGAGCAGGATTACAGACAAAGGCTCAACGAGATTTGGTTGGGGGGCCGTAAACTGGCACTGGATAAGAATGTCCATGTCGCAACGGTTTCCCAGAGTAACGCAACTGGCAATGAGGGCAAAGAAATTACGTTGGATAGTATTGCAGAAGATCAGCGTAAGAAGACTCATGTCAGTGTTATGTATGGACTCTGGGCTGCAGATCAGCAGAGACAAGATGGGTATGTTTTTGTAAAACGATTGCTGGGTCGTGGCAAACCACGTACTTACGATAAGGTGGTCGTGCTGCAGAACTTAGACTGTGGGATCTTTTGCTTGGATTCCCGTTTAGCAAGCAAGGTAGAAGGAGTGTAATATGCAAGTAAAAGATCTTGTGTTTAAGACTCGTATAAGTGGTACAGAAGAAGATGGTGATCGACTATACCCAGCCTATACAAAATTAGGTAGAATTACTATTCTTAGTAGGCTCACAGGCTGGGGAGACGGAGACATAAGGGATACAGAAACAGGCTATAAAGATACACACAGTGAGTTCTGGCTTGCGTCGGGTGGGTTTGATATCAGAGATTTCCCTGAACTTACTGTTGAAGAGGCTGTTATATTTATTAAGAAAAGTGCCACTGTTTGTGTGGGTAAGGAGGGTGTATGATGGCTGATTTATCATTTTTAAGCTATGAGGAAGCGGGGAACCTAGAGAAAGTTATTAAGGATATTATGCAAAAGGATATAGCAGCAGAAAACGAATTTAGTGGTTTGTGCATGATTACACATGAATTAGAATCATTTGTGATACAATGCTACAAAGATATATGTGATGAATATGGGATCTAAGGAGGCTATGAATGCAGATTGACGAACAGAGGAAAGAGCAGATTCTTGGGGTTTTCAAGACGGTGTATGAATACCGCACCATGTCTAAAGAAAACAATGCAACGGCTACAGAGAACATGAATGGTCTCGTAGAATCCCTTACAGCCGATAAGGGTGAGCAGAAAGTCCTCAAGAAGGCTATGGGCAAAGCCTACAAAGAGTGGGTGGAGGAGATTGAAGGCATCAAAGACAGCCTCTCTGACGCCATTGAGATTCTTGAGGCTATCAGGATTAAGGAGTAGGACGTGTTCAAAGACGAATATGTACAGCCACTTATAGAAGATGGCTGGGAGATTGAATGTGAAGATCCATTCGAGATTAGGCATGAGGATGGTGGGTTTGCTTCTGGTAGGGCTGCTACAATAGTAGGGGAATGGTTGCTCATGATCGAGAATGGAGAAGATGAGGGGGTTTGTGTATGAATATCTACCACATGAGAATGTACAGCGATGATCGCCAAGAGGCTTATGCTGTCTGTGAAGACGCTAAAGAAGCAGCTATTCGCTATGTAGAAGAGTTTGGAGTGTCACCAGATTTCATCTCAAAAGAGACGTATGGGAGCATTAAGATACTGGAAAATAAAAAGAAGGAGAAGAAAGATGAGTGACGAAAAAGTAACTATTACAGTCGCAGACACCCAAGGTGCCAGCACACGTATTGTGACAGATGAGTCATTTGCAGAGGATACTTGTTGGCCTCATTTGGTTGAAGTATTTCTGGAACAGCTTCAGGGACTTGGGTATAAGTTCTTCACTACTCCAGAAGAGATGGTTGATGTGCTTGAGAAGTTCCATCAGGATTTGATGTGTGCAGAATGTAGTGGCTGTGAAGAGGTAGTAGAGGTTGCAAAGAATGCTGCACCAGTAGAGGAGAAGAAGTATCCATACCTTGGTGCATTTTCTGCAAAACCCAGCGTAGTAAAAGTTCTCTTTACAGAACCCCAAACTGGTTATGTAGTAGAATCTGATGGGAGTTATCATACGGGGTATTTTACTGCAGGCTGGGTTGAATCTAACTTTACAAAGGTGTCCAAGTGACCACATACAAATTCTACAGCACGAGCTGGTGTGGTAACTGCAAGATCATGAAGCCTATGGTGAAGGAAATAGCACCAGATACAGAATTTATTCTGCTGGATGACGTTGATGAAGAGTCTCTTATCCTGCTTAATATTCAAACTGTGCCTGTTATCATCAAGTACCAAGACGGTCATGAGGTAGGCAGAATCGCTGGGGGACACAGCAGGGCTGATGTAGTAGCCTTTATGAAGGAGTAGAAGATGCTTAGTAGGAATGAGAACCAGAAGTTTGTGCAGGACATTATCGACGCAGACAATCTTCTGGATAGTGCTATAGATTGGATTCAGTGCAATATGGCTGCTGAGGATGTCTCCCCTAAAGAATCTCTTGCAGAATGGGCAGAAGAAAATGGCTATGTGAAGGCCTTTATGGAGGAGTAGATGGGTATAGATTACGATGCTAACTTCGGGTTAGGGTATGAAGTCGGATTTCCCTGTAGTTGGAACGGAGATGAGGATTACGAAATAGAAGAGTTCTTAGATGAACTACTCAAGGACACTCCGTTTGGATTTACCTACTGGGGGGATGAGGGTTACAGTGGAGATCCTTATACGTACGCCATTGTTTTGAGTGAGGTTCCAAACAGAGCGGCATTAGCAGATAAACTATGGGAACTAGAAAAGTTTCTTACTGTAAATAAAGTGGAATACAATGATTCTACATATATAGTCGGAGGACTTCACACCCACTAGACAAAGTTTCTGATCTGTGTTATGATATAGGCATCCCAGAAATGGGGTGTTTATTTTTAAGGAGGTATTGATATGAAGACTATTTACAAGTATGAAGTTTCCCCCTTTAACAATGAAATGTTTCTGCCAGTTGGGGCTAAGATTCTTTCTGTTGGAGAACAAGATAACCGTATTTACATTTGGGCGCTTGTAAATCCAGATCTTGCTGCTCAAACACAACGGCACATACATGCATATGGTACTGGGCATCCGATGGAAGATAGTAGACAACTATTTATTGGGACAGTCCAGATGAAGAATGGATTGGTGTTTCACTTTTTTGAGGAGGGGCATAGTATGAGTTTAGATGTAAATCTCAGAGTAAAAGGTGAAGAAGTGTTTTCTTCTAATATCACGCATCATCTTGGTAAAATGGCCTCAGCATGTGGTGTATACTATGCTTGTTGGCGTCCAGAGGAAATCAACTGTACTTGTGCCAAGCATATCCTCCCTATGCTAGAGGATGGTGTGAAGAACCTCGAAGCATAACCCGAGTTCTATAAGACCTTTGATAGTCCTAATGGATGGGGGCTTTACAGGAATTTCCTCCCTTGGCTGAAAGAATATACTGAGGCTTGTAGGATGTATCCAAAAGCTAAGATCAGGGTGAGTAGATAGCTATGAGTGTAATTAGTGAACTAGATAAACTGCATGTATCACATTACTATTGTGACGACGATGGTTGGTATAATTGCCCCGCACACCCAGATGGCTGTCTTAACGACGAAGAAGGTACAGAGTGTAATTGTGGTGCAGATGAGCGCAATGCTAGACTGGACGCAGTTATTACAGAGCTAAAGAAACAGGGATTTTAAGGGAGAGTTATGAAAGAACCTACAACTATACAAGCTATTCCATTTGGGGAGGGTATGGTGTCAGCCAAGATATTTCCTATCAAAGATAGTGGTTATGCTTTGGTGTTTTATGCCTTGAAAGAACCAAAGGAATGTGGTGACCCTGTTACAGATGAGGACGAAATGGAAATGACTCCAGAGAGGTTTAACTCCCTTCTGTTTAAGAGTGAGAAGTCTGTAGATGCTGTTATAGAATGGCTACAGCATGTTAAAGATAAATTCAGTAAGGAAGTATAATGGCTAAATCCAAGAAGTTCTACACCACCAAAGTTGAATCCAATGAGCCAGACTGCGAAGCTTGTGGTCTGTCAGCAGTATGCAAGTCCCCTAAGCTGAAATTCATAGGCAAGGGCAGGAAGAATGTTCTCATTATCGGTTCACAGCCCACCTCACGGGAAGATTTGAAAGGTGAATTGGGCTATGGGGATGAGGCTGTGTTCCTTGAGAGTGCCCTTGAGGAGATTGGGATAGACTTCTATGAGGATTGCTTCTATGTTTCAGTCGTGGGGTGTCGCCCTCCAAGAGACAGAAGGCCGGGTACGGCAGAGCTGAAGGCTTGTAGGAAGAGACTTGACAGGATTATCGAAAGGCTTGAACCCAATGCAGTTGTACTGCTGGGGGAGGTGCCGTTTAACTATATGATTGCACCAAGGATTTCTGGGAGGTTGACGGGGACTCCTGCTAAGGATTTTTATGGAACCTGTGTACCCGACCAAGAACTTGGTATGTGGCTGGTGCCCACATGGTCTGTGCAGGAAATGCTTAATTGCATAGACTACGATGATGGTGGATGCAGTAAACCCTACTATCAGCGAGATGCAGCGGTTTACAATCTTTGGAAGAAAAATATATCCTCTGCATTTAATCTAACACCTGTAGAGAAAATAGATTACGCTCCTATGTGTAAGATCACACAGGAAATCGATATAGCCTTAGACTGGATAGATGAAGCTATATCTTGGGAATATGTATCTTTCGACCTTGAAACGAATTCTATTAAGTGTTATCGAGAAGGATCAAGAATACTCTCTGTATCTATCAGTAATGGAAAAGTAGCTTATGCCTTTCCATTCTACGAGGATGCTACATTCCGTAAAGCATTTAAGCGGCTCATGCTGAATGACAATAAAAAGATCGCTCATAATACCTCGTTCGAGTATCAGTGGATACGACAGAAAGAGGGTTACTATATCAAGAATGCAGATATAGATACCATGCTCATGGCGCATTGTATTGATTCTCACAAGCCCACGGGATTGAAGTATGAGGTTTATCATAGACTCGGTGTTATAGCTTATGATGATAAGGCAGATAATTTTATAGGCTCTTCTAAAGAAGAGAAAGAAAAGTACGGAGATAATGCTTTTAATACTCTTGTAGAATGCCCTATCGAGGATATGCTTTTTTATAATGCTCAGGATTCTCTTTATACATATATGATCTTTGACCAAATGCGAAAAGAGATGGATGAGTTTCAGTGGGAGGGATATAAATTTCTCAATGAAAGTTCACTTTGGCTTACTCAGGCTCAGGTGCATGGATTCCGTGTAGATACTAATAAGTACGCAGATGTGAATAAAACTCTGCAGGACAAGATTAAAGAGCTAGAAGAAAATCTTCTCTTGTGTGATGAAATTAAGCTCTGGGATAAGGGAGAGCCATTTAACTACAATAGTGGGCCTCAGTTAGGACATCTTCTGTATGATATTATGAAGATCAAACCCACAGTATTTACAGACACGGGAAAACCTGCTACTAACGTAGAAGCTCTAGAAAAGCTAGATGTTCCACTCGTTAAGAAGATTCTGGAAATCCGCAAGTATCAGAAACTCTTTGGAACATATATTCATCAGTTCGCTTTGGAGCAGACAGATGGAAGGATCCATGCTTTCACCTACTTGAATCGAGTAGAAACATTCCGTTCTAGTATGGGATCGATCAATATCCAGAACCAGCCCAAGCGAGATAAGTTCGCTAAACAGCTCATCACTTCTATGGTCATTCCTGAGAAGGGGCAACGGTTGGTTAGTTATGACCTGAAGGGAGCTGAAGTTACCGTTAGTGCATGCAACAGTAAAGACATGCAGCTGATTAAATATGTAGAGGATCTCACTCAGGATATGCACCGTCAGCTCTGTATGTTTGGATTCTTCCTTACTGAGTCTGAAGTTACATCCACTCTGCGTAAGGGCATGAAGAACACACTGACCTTCCCCCTATTCTACAATTCCTACTACGTAAATATTGCACCTGATTTGTATGAATTTGCGAAAGAACAGAATATGCTTCCTCATTTGGCAAAGAATGGCATCAAAACCTATGCAGAATTTGTAGAGCATGTACGAAAAATAGAGGAGCATCTTTGGAAAGATATGTTCCCTAAGCACCGGTCATGGATGAAGAAACAGTGGGATATTTATCAGAAAGATGGGAAACTTTCTATTCCAACTGGATTTTATGTATACGCTCCTATGAGGAAAAATAATACTCCAAATACTCCTATACAGGGAAGCGCATATCACTGTAATCAGAGAACGTTTAACAAGATCTCTGCTTTTATTATAGAGAAAAACTTGAAGAGCAGGATTTTGTTCCAGATACATGACAGTTTGTGTATTTCTGTCGAACTCGGAGAAGAAGATTTGCTTGACTGGGCAGTGTGGTATTATGGTACACAGGAGATCAGAGAAGAATGGAAATGGCTTATCGCAACCTTGTATTATGAGAAAGAAACAGGAGATGCAGATAAGGATTGGTCAACTCTACATGAAGTCGGGTTGTTAGGACAGGACGGAAGGATCATCCAGAAATAGTATGAGGGGTCTTACGATGACTCTTGAGATCATATCATCGGTGTCTTCACAGACAAGGCTAAGGCAGAAGAAGTTAAGGATACATATTGGGCTAAGATATTAACACGTAGGAAAGAATTGGAGGCTATTATGACTGCACTTGATTTAGAGGAAGGATCTGAAGAAAGCTGGACTATGTATAATGAATGGTGGGATAACGCTGATTTGGGTGGTGTTAAATTAGATGAATACACTCTGGACGAGTTCCTTGGGGGATACTATCATGGGTAAGGCATATGCTAATCGTAAACCTATAGAAGAACGTCCAGAGAGTGACTTCTATCGCACACCAGAATCTCTGTCACAGTTGCTGTGTGATACTTGTGAGTTTGCTGACTTTAAGGATATCTATGAGCCTATGGCGGGAGATGATGCTATAGCTAATATACTCAGAGCCAACGACTACAATGTAATTACAGATGACATAAGAACCACCGGGAAAGACTTTCTTGATTTTACAGGTACAGTTGATTATATAGTTACAAACCCTGCTTTCAGTATCTTTACTGAGACGGCGCAGAAATGTGATGAGGTTTGTCAATTTGGCTACACGCTATTGGGCAAAATGAACTTTTTTGCTGCCCATAGCCGAACAGAGTTGAATCTTTGGAGGCACTTAAAACATGTCTACATATTTGATAGGCAAGTAGACTATAGGACTCCTTACAGGGAAGACGGCGCCTATTGTGTGGGGAATTTATGTACCTGCTGGATGTGTTTTGACAAATCATGGGATAAAGGTTTCTGGAATACGTCTATTATGGATGTACAGAAATGGGCTACTTTAGGTAGTTATGAGAACTACCTCAAGAAAAACCTATGCTAATGAAGCCTCTCGGAGTACCTTACATAGACAAAAAGATCCAGAACAAGTTCCGTTTTGGGTCTTGGGCACTTAAAAACAACAAAGTGTGGCACCTCTACAATGAGTCCAAGTATATACTAGGTATGCAACTAGTTAATGATCGTTCATACCAGAGGTTCTGCTATATACTCTACAGGAAGCACTGCTCCTTCCATACTGCATTTCGTTTCCCTGAAGATGTTGTTTGGCATGGATATGGAGAAGCTAAGAAAAGTGGCTTGACGATCTGCCCAAAGTGTGCTAAAATATGGAAAGAACGGTATGGGAAGGCTTATAAGGAAGTCCTGCAGAAGCAGAGGGAAATAGGCCAGAAACGTGCCGAGAAACTAAGGAAAGAGAAGGCGAAAGAGCCTAGTTGGAGAGATCGTTAAAGGAGGTTCTGAAGTGTTGATACAGGTAGATAAAGAAGATTGTGTCTGGCTAAAGGAAGCATCTTGGTATAATAATAACTATTATAAACTTCCTTTCAAAGTAAATGGCTGCAGGTTCCTATATGAGGAGTATGATGGTGCAGAGGAATTCTGTGGGAATGTTATAGGGGAATTTATAGAGGATGAATTTGTTCCTGTATGGTATTTACATCAGATAGATTATTCAGAATACTTTCAAATAGATTCTGAAACTATGAAAGATAAAAATGAATGGACATAAGGGGGGCTATTATGGATGAATTAGTAGTTGGTAAAATGTACTATGTGAGCGACGCTGGCATTAATGCTGCTGAGTTTAAGCGTTCTATGAAAGTGAAAGAGTGTCTGTGTAAATGCACTAGTAAACGAGGTAAGTTCAAAGTCAGAGAAGGTGTTTACAGATATATGAATTATTGGGTTGCCGAAAAGGAGGCTAAGATGAAAAAGAGAATCAGTGACACACAGGTAGCAAATTATTTGGAAATGTACAAAGATGTCCCCTATACCTATATAGGGGACATCATGCTGGATCTTCAGGATGCCAGAAAGGAACTGGAAGAGGCAGAAAAGGATTCTGTGTGGTGGGATGCGCCAGAGGATGCCGCTTTTGCTAGTGTGCATCATTGTATTACTTCAGGACAACCATATGCACCAGATGTAGCACATTTTTACTATAGAATTCTTCCCAAGACCCCTAAGCAGGAGCTTATTGATTCGTTTGCAGAGAAGAATGCTTTGGCTATGAAGTGTTCCGGGCTGAACAAGGAGCTGCTTGAGGCATTCTATGAGGAGGTAAAGAAATGAAGCCCCTTGACAAGTAGCAAGGGGTTGTGGTAGGGTTCTCGTCCCACCTTCGGGTGGGATTTTACGTCTTTAGGAGGGTATATATGCAGAAAGCTATTATTGTCAATTGCAACGAAGATAGCAGAAAAACAGAGGACTTGAACGATTTGTTGTTTGATGGGTGGAGGGTTATTAGAACAGAGCAATTCAGACCTGCTGTTGGTGGTACTAATGGTTCATGGCTTGCTGGATCAGTTCTTGTTATAGTGGAGAAAGAATGAACTATTTCCCCGATCAGGTGTTTATAGGACTTCAAGAGACTCCATCAGAAATTAGCCTCGTTATCCCTCTAGCGGGGTGTTCGCATCATTGTGTTGGATGTCATAGCCCACATCTGCAGGATAAGAATGGTGGAGAAGTATTGACTGAAGAAAGATATCTTAAATATCTTCAGCAGTATAAGGACAAAGCCTCTTGCATCTGTTTCTTTGGCGGGGAATCTCACGGAGTTACTTTGGCTGTGTGGGCTGGGATTGCGCATGGATACGGGTTCAAAACGGCTTTATACTCAGGATTTGATTTTGAAGAGATACAGGGGGGTTTGTTTGACGGACTCCTAAAAGGACTGGCTGATTGCTTCGACTACGTGAAATGTGGCAGTTACGTTGAAGAATTAGGCGGTCTTGATATGATTGAGACCAATCAGGTGATGTGGAAGAAAGTAGAGGATTACTGGGTCAATATTACCAGTGAATTCCAGAGGTATAACTATGTTTAAGCATTTTCAGGATTGGATTAACAGGAATAGGGCAAAGAAGTGTAAGAAAGCGCTTAGCAGGGCTTATATAGACTACATGTTCGGCAAGATGATTTTTGAAGGGGAAGAAAGTAGTATTCAAGGATTGTTCTCGGCTAGTGCCGTAGAAGGTACGCCTAAGACCAAAGAAGAGATTCTAGCTGATTTGAAACATGCAGCAAATATGATGAGTAGACGAGCTGGGAAATAAGGGAGGTAAGGTACGAAGATAGAGATTAGCGGATTTGAGGTTCTCGTAGACGATGAGGATTTTGAAAAGATTAGTAAGTTTAAGTGGATAATTGATAAAAAGCGCATAGAGAAAAAGGGAGATTATAAGATCCAGACAAACTATTGTTATCCAGATGGTTCTCATAAAACAATTATATTAAGTAGATATATTATGGGAATACATCTATCTGGTGGGTTGTTTGTAGATCATATAAGTGGGAACACCTTAGATAATAGGAAATCCAATTTACGACTATGTACCAATATAGAAAATTGTTGGAATTCTCAAGTTCCTCGAAACAGTACTACTGGTTATAAAGGAGCATGTAAGGAAAACAATAGGTATAGATCCTATTTTACATATATGGGTAGACGTCATAATCTAGGATACTATGACACACCAGAGGATGCAGGGAGGGCATATGATAAAGCAGCATTGTATTATTATAGAGAATATGCCAGAACAAACTTTCCAAAAGAGGGATACACTGAAGATGATTTAGAGTGGGCGCATCAGTATGTAGAAAACCTTACATTGAAGAGAAATAACAAATCTTCTAAGTATAGAGGAGTCACAAAACACACACGTAGTTGGCAGGCATATGTCTCAAAAGATAGAAATAGGCTAACATTAGGATCTTATAAAGCAGAAGAAGATGCTGCTAAAGCGTATGATAGAAAGGCGTTAGAATTATGGGGAGATGATGCTAAATTAAATTTCCCTAAAGAGAACTATATAAAGGAAGGCACAGAATGATTCAACTTAGTAAGCAGCAACTCAAGGACAAGCAAAACTTCATCATGAAGTATCTGGGGGAGGGGAATAATGCAACTCTCTCTGAACTAGACCCCAATAGTAATGTATCTCATAAGACCATTGCTACTATGGAAGGGGAAGTGAATAAGGATGTTCATGTACAGATGAATCGCTACATCCTTGGTGAGAAGATTCAAGAAGTCTTTGGTAAGAAGGTGATGAAACAGTATTATAAGGATCTTGAGACACATGTAATATATAAAAATGATGAGTCCTCTCTAAAGCCCTACTGTATGGCTCTATCTCTTGTGCCTTTCATTTATAATGGTGCGTCCTCTTTGGCAGGGGATTCAAAACGTCCTGAACATCTTGCCTCTTTTTGTGGATCATATGTGAATCTGATGTATGCCCTTGCAGGACAGCAATCTGGTGCAATCGCGGATATCAGTTTGCTCACCTATTTCCATTACTTTGCTAAGAAAGATTTTGGTGCAGATTATCTCACTACTAATTATAAGGATGTAGAAAACTATTTCCAGCAGATTGTGTATAGTATTAACTCCCCTGCTGGTGCTCGTAACTTCCAGTCTATATTCTATAATACCTCTATATTTGATAGGGATTACTTCAATGCAATGTTCGGTGGGGCAATGTACCCAGACGGAAATAAACCTGATTATGATGAGGTGAAGGAACTCCAGAAGTATTTTCTGAACTGGTTTGGAGAAGAGCGTCACAAAGCTATTCTTACATTCCCGGTGCTAACCGCTTGTTATTTGACTAAAGACAATGCTCCGAAAGATCTTGAATTTCATGATTTTCTTGCAGAGCAGATGGCTAAGGGTAATTCTTTTTTCCACTATCATTCAGACAAGGCTTCAGCACTTTCCTCGTGTTGCAGACTTAGGAATGAAGTAGAAATGAATCCATTTGCATATAGTCTTGGTGGAACTGGAATGATGACAGGATCCCTGTCTGTCATTACTCTGAATATGAATCGAATTATTCAGAAGAAGATAGATTTGAAGTCCAAGGTACAGGATGTGCATAAATATCTTATTGCTTTCCGTATGCTTATTCAGGATTTTGAGAAAGCTGGTATTCTTCCTGCCTATAAAGAGGGATACATTGCAATAGACAAACAATATGTCACCGTGGGTATCAATGGAGTAGTAGAAGCAGCGGAATATCTGGGATACGATATCACTAATAATGAACCTTACAAAGAGTGGATAAAGTCTGTATTTAAGACCATATCTGATGAGAACAAGGCAGGTGCTAAACTTTATTCTGCTATGTTGAAACGTCCTGTGATGATTAACAGTGAACTTATTCCTGCTGAGAACGTGGGGGTAAAGCTGCGGAAATGGGACACTAGGGACGGCATTAAGTCTAAACGAGAATGCTATAATAGCTATCTCTATCGTTCTGAAGATACAGATATGGATATCTTTGACAAGTTTGCTCTTCATGGTGGAGACGTTCTTGACTATCTGGCTGGAGGCAGTGCCGTTCACCTTGCATTAGCAGAGATTCCTAATAAGGAAACTTGGAAGAAGATTATGCTTCAAGCTATTAAGTATGGTTCTTCATACTGGACGGCTAACATTAAATCCACATACTGTAATAAGTGTGGGTATATTGACATGAATACTCGCAACGCCTGTGTTAAATGTGGATCCACTGATGTAGATTATCTAACAAGGGTCATCGGATATTTGAAGAAGATCAAGTCCTTCTCTGCTGCCCGTCAGAAAGAAGCTGGATTGCGTTTTTATCATAAGATTTAGTCCAAAACCGCTTGACAAGGGCACCTACTTCGTGGTAGAATGTCCTTGTTGAGTGATTTTAAGGAGGTATGAGTATGGGTAATTTTATAGTACTTACAAAGGAACTTGAGCTAGATACGGTTGCTGGAGCACATATTTCTTCTTGTAATAAAGAAGCACAAGCACTGGTCAACCTACTTATGATTCCTGTGTCATTTAGGTTTAATGACGAGAAGCATACAGTTTATCCGTCATATAAAAAGTAGATTAAGGTTTCTTCTGGATAGTAGCTCAGTTGATGAGAGCAAGGTTCTTATAAAGCAGAGGTCGGTGGTTTAAGTCTACCCTATCCCATATTTTATTTTGTAAGGAGTGTAACTAATGCGACTGTACTTTCAGAAACTGTATCCAGAATCTATTCTGCCTACGTTTGGTCATGATGACTTTAACAATGCGGGGTTTGATTTCTACTCCCTCCACGACATCACCATCGCCCCGCATGGCTTCGCCATTATAGGCACGGGTGTAGCGTGGGATGGGGTAAGAGCAACAAGTAATTTCTGCCAACCCTGTCGTGAAAAGTGTTATATTGAAGTTCGTGCCCGTTCTGGTTTGGTATTTAAGGACAACATAGAAGGTACTTGTGCAGGTATCATAGACTCAGGTTTTTGTGGGGAAATTAAGTACAAGGTTTTTAATAAGAATGGATTTCCGTTTGTTATTAAAAAAGGATATAGGTTTGCTCAAGGTATCTTTCATGTAGAACCTTTGTTTGACATTGGAGAAACTACCACTATAGAAGAAACCTCTCGGGGAGACCAAGGTTTCGGGAGTTCTGGTAAATGATGGATAGAACCATGTGTACAGACAATGAATGCCCTTATAATGGCATGTGCATGCGTTGGTCTACTTCAAGCAATGTAGAGTGGCGTTTTACAGAAAGTCCTCGTAAAGGGGATAAGTGTGATATGTTCTGGGGTAGGAATCAACAGAACATTATGGATAAGTTGGAAAGCATTGTAAAAGGAGAAGATAGATGACGAGTGTAGAAACAGCAAAGAAGCTAATTGACTCTAAAGGCGTATGTAGTGATGTGGCCTGCATAACAGATGAGTGTCCTTGTAGAGCAGTGTGCAAGAGGGAAAATTCAGATACAGAATCCCTAGAGGCAGTACAGATTTGCCAGCAGTTTCTTCTTGAACATGCGGCAGAAGAAGCCTCAAAGTTGCCTCTGTATTCCAATCCCGTAAATCATCCCAGCCATTATGCTTCTGGAGGGATCGAGTGCATAGGGGCTATACAAGCTTCTATGACTCAGGAAGCTTTCTGTGGATATCTTAAAGGAAATGTAGAAAAATATCTTTGGAGGTACGAGAAGAAGGTTGCTCCAGCAGAAGACCTAAAAAAAGCGTCTTGGTATCTTACTAGGCTTATTGAGGAAGTAAATGATAACACTCCGAATTCTTAATGAAGAACCCCTTGAGGATCTTAGAGAGGCCATCGCCACTACGATAGGCAAAGATCGACTCAAGGATTGGAAGCCAACTGATAGTCTACATAAGGATCTTTTTAGGTACTATGCAGAGCTTTTCATTGCAAACCACAGTATTGTCCGTTCTGTGCATTTCCGTATCAAGATAGACAATGCTCGAAAGGATGTCACTCGGCAACTCCTTCGCGCAACCAAGGGGCATCCGCAGCCCTTCGTTGAGTCAAGTAGGCCTGATTGGACTGGTGTTTCTCGGGATGAAAATGCTACCAATAGGTTTACTTGGGATCATACTCCAGAATCCTTTATAGCTATGGCACAGCAGAGGCTTTACTACAGGACTATGAAAGAAACTCGGCAGGAGACACTTGACATTATTCAAGCTATGTGGGATAGTGGGGAGCCTTTGCTGGAAGCAGTTGCGTTTTGTTCAGTCCCTTCCTGTGTGTTTCAGATGGGATGTCCAGAAGGAAAACAGTGTTGCCATTGGATTGATGACGGATTAGATGTTATTCCTATGGATCTTTGGAGACGTAGAGAATGGTTTAACGAGTGGCGTAAGGAGGTTAAGAAATGAAGAAAGCAGTAGCTGAGTTGGTGCTGAAGATTGAGGATTCTTATGGAGACAAGCAGTTTGAGGTTTTGTCTATTGTAAAGAATGCCGAAACAGGTAATTATACTGTAGAGGAGGATAAATGAGAAAATTTAAGAAGGGTAGTCTTGTAGAGTATACAGGGGCTACTGAGTATGGTCTTGTCTATGGGATGAAGGGAGGTGTGCTTGGTTATCCCAAAAAGGGTGAAACTAATCCCGGTGTATCTTTTGTCCGTGGCAATATGGATGTAGTTGTTGCCTTCCCTGATACAGTAAGGAATACATGGGACTGTAATGGACTTGCTCCTGACGGGAACGGGCTTTATATCAGGGAATGCTACCTGAAGAAGGTAAAGGAGAAATAGATGACAGACTATGGTGTGTTTACCCAGAAAACATGGAGTCATGCTATGGCTTGTGCGATGTCTTTGGAGTCTGCTTCCCATGAGGTGGGCGGCGTAACTCCCGCCATGAGTATGACCCTTGGTGATTTTATTGCTAATTATGGGCGTAACGGAGTTATATTCTCTATATCAGAGGATAAACGAAATGAGATTCAGGATTCTGACAGAACACAGGAGGCTAAATGAAGAATTTTGGAGTAGATCCAAAGGCAGATTCCGAGATCGACAAGAATCATCTTGAGGATGAATGTGTTCTGCGTCCGCAAATGTACTACTTCTATGCTATGCAGCTTGCAGAGGCAAAGAATGAACTGGATGTAGCTAAGAGTAATCTTGATGCTACTATTGCTCGTAGGAGTGCTTATTACTACAATAACCCCGTAGACGGTATTAAGACTACCGCAGACGGCATGAAAGTTATGGTAGGTAATGACACAGAGATTCAGGAGGCACAGGATGCTGTAGATAAGAAACAGGCCGTAGTGAATGTGCTCTACCCACAGGTAAGTATGGTGGAGATGACAAAGGGCTGTTTAGACAACTTGGTGAAATTGTCTTTGGCACGTTACTATAACGAAAGCGAAACAGATACATCAGGACAGACACGACTCAAAGATACGATGAAACGATAAGGAGACAAGAATATGGCATATGATTTTAGCAATCGCAGAGAGATTAAGAGTTCTAGTGGTGGGTTTACCAATGCACTTGACCTGAGTGGGCTTACAAAGAAACCCGAGTTTTTCAAGCTCAAGGCTGGGCCTAATAAGTTTGATATTCTCCCCTATGAGATTTCGTCGAACTTCCACCCACTTGTAGCATCTAAGGCGCTTTCCAAAGGGGATCCTGACTACAACCTGACGTTGTGGGTACATACCGATGTAGGCCCGAGTAAGGCCAAGTATGTTTGCCCCAATAAGAACTATGGAAAGCCCTGCCCCATCTGTGAAGCCCAGAGTAAGGCTAAGGAGAATGGGGATAAGGATACTGCTGATGTACTCTTTCCGAAGCGTCGTGTGTACTACAATATCGTAGACGCTATGGATCGTGAAAAGGGTGTTCAACTCTTTGAGACCAACGTAAAGTATTTCCAGAAGCCTCTCGAAGTGGCTGATGAAGATGCCCGTAAAGACCCCGATCAGGAAGGCTACACCTTCTTCGCGGATCCTAAAGATGGTGGGCGCTCTATCAAGGTTTCTGGCTCTGCTGAGAAGTTTGCTGGGCATGACTTTGTTCAGGCCACCAATATCTCCTTTGCCAAGCGCCGTGATGGAATCGAAGAGCTTCTTGACGAGGTAATCCCTCTGGATAGGTGCATCAAACTCCTTTCCTATGAGGAACTGGAATCTGCTTTCATGGGCGGTATTGATGAGGATATTGAGGACGAAAAGCCCGAAGAAAAACCCGTCAAGAAAGCCGCCCCTGTAGAGGAAGAGGAAGTGCCTCCCAAGAAAGAGGTCAAGGCCGATGGATGCCCGAATGGGCACAAGTTCGGCAAGGACTGGGGAGAGTGCAAGGAATGTGATGATTGCACTACAGATGTTTACAAGGCTTGCCGCAAGGCTTCACGCGAATAAGGGGGATAGCCCGTGGGTATAAAAGCCTACGGGCTTATTTAATATGGACGATAAAGCACTCAAAAGACTGCAGAAGGAACAAATGGCAAAGAAAGAAATAACAGAGGGCTCTCCAATCATTTACTTCGATACTGGGCACACCCTCTTAAATTTGGTTACAGGAGCTGGCGAGAAGGCAGGATATGGCATGGGGATTATGTCCTCTACCATATACAGGGATCACGGCCAGTCCGGTGCATCAAAGTCCTTCAAAGCAACTGAACTTATTGCTGCGAACTACCACAAGTACAAGGATAAGTTCAAATACCGTTATATGGACGTTGAAAATGGCAACACCATAGACACTATGTCTCTGTATGGTTTTGATATGATTACTCCTCCTAAAAAGGGAGACCGCCCTGTTGTAACTGCTGAAGATTGGGATTATGACCTTCACAAATGGCTTGATACTATTCACCCTGAAAACGGGGAATGTGGTGTCTATGTTCTCGATTCCCTTGACTCTCTTTCTTCTGTGGATACAGAGGATCGTAAAGAAGAAAGGCGTAAATCCTATGACAAGGATAAGGAATTTGATTCTGGAACTTACGGCATGGGGCAAGCCCGGTATCTTTCACAGGAATTCTTCCGGGGTCTAACAGCAGAACTTAAAGCAAAAAATGCTATGCTCTATATCATCAGTCAGGAACGGGATGCCGTTAATGCTGGTATGTATGCCCCTAAGTGGACTGTGGGGGGTGGTAAGGCAGTTTCATTCTATGAATCGGTACGTGTGCGTTCCATTCTCAAGCAGAAGGAAGAGCAAGAAGGTCGTGTTGTTTCTGTTGTAGTTCAAGTAACTGCTGAGAAGGTTCGTAATCCCCGTCCGTTCCGTAGTTGCTTTGTAACTATTCACTTCACCTATGGACTTGATTCTGTGGCCGATGAAATTGACTTCCTATTTGATCTGCGCTCTCCTGATACAGGAAAGCTCCTTAAACGAGCAGAAAGTGTAGTATGGGATGATAGTGCTGAAATGACTCGGGAAGAACTCATTCAGTATATTCATGAACATAAACTGCGGAAAGAGCTTAAGCAACGTGTTATAGACAGATGGAATGATATTGAGGATTCCATTGCTATCAAACGCCCAGCTAAGTTTGCTGATGAGGAGGACTAAATGAACCGGTTTACGCTTGCAGGGATCACTCCAAATAAGAACGAAGACACCATGCCAGATCCAGATGACTATGATGATGTATGTGCCTATGCAGATGCTGTAGAGAACTGTAATAGTAGTGCTGTTGGGCGTGTCATTGATGTCATGGGGAGTGATGCTACTTATCTCTGTGGAGAACATGCCCTTAGACACATCTCTGACGAATCTTTCCGACTGCTTATGGACTACTTGAGTAAATACGACGCTATGCTTCGTGGTGAAGTGTAGTGCCTAGAATCAAGAAAGAAATTCTCCCTCCAGAGCATTGCACTTCTGTGAAGGATTATGAACAGAGTAAATATTGGGCCGCTAAGTCTAAGAAGCTATTAGAGCCAAAAGACTTAATGTGCCCTGTTTGTGGTCGGAAACGCTGGCTATGGATGCCCAGAAAGAAGAAGTGGAAGTGTATTCGTTTTGTGTCCCACCATACTGCATATAGTCACTGTCCTAATGAACAAGAAAAGGACATACTGGTCATTTGTTGGCAGTGCCACGATCTCTTTCATTTATTACTCCGTCTGGAAAAGTGGGGCGGCGTGTTTGCTGAACTAGGCCAAATAGCGAGAAGGGTCTTTAAGTACGAGGGAATCCAGACATTTAAGCCTTGGTAGCTGTTGACAAGAATTAGTTTTTATGATAATATACCCTATATTGGATAAACTGAAATAATCCCGTATGGGGTATGTTTCTATTTAGGAGTAAAGATTGGACGATCAAGAACTGAAACGTAGAATCCTAGAGCTACTGGCTGCAGGTGATCTTACGAAGCAGCAGATTAAAGACACACTATGGGTAAAAAGTGAAAAGACACTAAACCTCCTCTTGAAAGAGCTACAAGTGGATAATTTGATCTATAGGCACGGTGCTATTTATAGTATTGCTAAACCCATAGAGAAGCCTAAGAAACCAGCTACTAAAAAGGTAGCACCTAAATCCCGTTTCTTAGTAGAAGGTTTACTGCGCATAATGTTTGGCCTAGTCGGCATAGGCACTACTATAGTTGGTATCAGGAATACAGCAGTTTTTACAGCAACAGTATTTCCCGTACCGTTCTGCTATATTCTCTCGGGTGTTATAGCCTTATTTATGATAGGGGCTATTCCTGCTGTTATCTATCTTTGGGGCCATGGCAGGAAGAACTTTGCTTGCACACTTACTCCTATCTGGCTCGTTGTAACGCTGTTCTCTATGTTCTGCACTATAGAAGGTATGTATTCTATTCAGAAAGACAACTTTATTGAGTCAGAAACCGTTTCTAATATTGACACAACTAACGAGAAGTTGTATAATGAGTATGAAAAACAGAGTATCTATATACAGGCTCTAATTGATTCTAAGCAAATAACTCTGACTAGGTATAATAATGAGATTGCAATGTATGGCGTAAAAGAACTAACTAAGGATGAACAAAAGGATTACAATAGGCTAGCTAATAACATAGCCTCGGTTGAGACCTATATAAAGCAACAAACGACAGAACTGGCTAAAGTGTCGGAGAAGAAAACAGCTTTGCTTAGTAAGCAGGAAGGTAAGAAGATAGTAGTTAAGAGCTTCTATGAGTGTATAGAGGATATGTGCGGAATCAAAGCATTTCTGTTGCAGTTTATAGTGAGTTGCTTTGCAGCCATTATATTGGATATATTGGGGCCGATCTCTATGAGTTTGGCTATGTATTTGAAGGATAAATAAATGGATTTACAGAAGATGCAAGATGTACTAAAAATGGCTCAGGATTATATTGAGGATGGATCTTTACTGCCTCAAGACATGAGCCATCCTTATTTCCGTATAAGTGCTGCAATAGATGAAGCACTTATTGAGCTTGAGGATGAAGTTGATTATAAAGAAATATATCAAAAACAAAAACTTGTCATTTGCGCGATGAAGAATAACAAAGTAGATTATAAGTTGGTTGCCTTTAGGGATATGCAGAGGAGGCTAAATTATATAAAGCCAAGTAGAGAGTTCCAAACTATACAGGAGCAAAAAGCATTTAATCATGCACTAAATAAAGTTCGAGAGACGGTGGAATTACTTATACATGGGTGTGAAACAGAGAGAAAAACAGTAACCATGTACGAGGTATCGCATGTTTGACACAGATCAAGAAGCAATAGACCTCCTTGTAAGCAAGGGATGGACACTTAGCCGTCAGTTTAACTTCTTCTCTCCTAGGTCGTATGGGGAATGTCCACACGAAGAGAAGCTAGCTATACTGTATCTTTTGAATGAACATGATTTCAGCTATGGAGGTGCAGTATGAAGTATTTTGTTAGTTTCAAATGGATGGACAAAAATTACCAGAGCTATCCTGGTGAGTTTAGTGGGCATACTGTTATAGAACTAGGAGCACCAATCACGTCTTCGGAAGACCTCACGGGTATAGTAGAGACTATTAAACATCAAAATGAGAGAATATATTCTGTAGCAATCGTTAACTGGAGACGCATGGAGGATCCTGAGTAATGCTTAAACAAGTAGAATTATGGAATTTTGAGAGTCATCAGCATTCTATTATAGACATGTCTAATGGTATAAATATATTCTCAGGTTCATCCGGTCAAGGCAAGTCATCTATCCGTCGTGCTATTATGTGGTGTATGACCAATAAGCCTAATGGCAGTGCTATGGTGTCTTGGAGCGCGTTCGACGCTAAAGGAAACCAGAAAGAGCCTTGTCGTATAATCCTCACCTTTGACGATCTTGTTATAGAGCGTCAGAAAGGCCCAGAGCTTAATGGTTATATTCTCAATAATGAGAAGACTCTTGAAGCTGTTGGAACCTCCCTCCCCGATGAAGTTGCTGCTTTACTTAATGTATCTGATATCAACTATGAAGACCAACTTGGGGCACCGTTTCTCCTCTCAGAGTCCTCTGGTGAAGTGGCACGATACCTTAACCGTATTGTAAACCTAGATGAAGCAGATAGATTCCAATCTGAGGTAGAAAGCAAACGGCAGAAGTGCAACAAAGACATCACGATTACAGAAGGGTTGATTAAACGACTGTCTGAGAGTGTAGAGTCTCTTGCATGGCTGGATAAGGCAGACCAGCTCATAGGTCAGATAGAATCAAAAGATACTATCATAGAAGGTAAGGAAACCACTATAAGCAGTATTAAGCAATCTATTACTGATTATGAAGAGCTGTCTCGAAAAATGGATAGTTATCGAGGCATCCCTGAGAAGGCTGCAGCTCTTATCAAGAAGATCGAGTCCTTCAATATAGAGGATAAGATTAAAGAGAAAGAGACTCTTGCTGCTAGTATTGGAAATTTCAGGAAGTATCAGAAGGAAGCTGGGCTTAGTGATGTCATCGAAGAATCCGAACGGAAGGTACGAAAGATAGGCAAGCTCAATATTATCATAGAGGATGCCCAGAAAGATCTTGACAACCTGAAGACTTCTCTGGTACAATACAAGAAGCTCAAAGAAGATTGGCTTGCTAATGAGAAAGAGCTGGGTGTGGCTGAGGCAGAAATGAAACTGAGTTGTATCTGTCCAGTGACAGGTATGAGTTGCACAAGACTAGAAACGCCTGTAGCATTTTAAGGAGTGAAATTATGATAACTGACATTGAAGGTACAAAATATTGCCCCAAATGTGGAGAGGTGAAAAACCTGTCAGAATTTGGGAATGATAAGTATAAGAAATCTGGTAAATGTGTACATTGCAAGGCTTGTAGAAAATCATACAGAATGGAGCACAAAGAACAAGATTTAATTTGGAGACAAAAGGAATATGTAAATATCAGGCGGAACTGGAACAAATGGTATGAGTCTACTGGTAAGTACACGAAACAGGAAAATATGAAATGCTTTCTTAATACCTCTATTGAAGAGGTACACCTTCATATACGATATGATAACCAATCTGGGCATTTCTATGACACCAAAGAAGGTGTTCAATTGATTGAGGTTAGAACTACCAAGAAATACCTAGAAGTCTGGTTGCCTGTGTTTCGTGTGCATTGTAAGGCAAATAGATTAGCATGGTTCATGGCAACAGGAGAATGGGCAGAGCAAGTGGATCACATAGATGGTGATAGAATGAACAACTCCTTATTAAATTTAAGGGCGTGTTCTAATAGAGAGAATGGGTGCAATAAAGAAAAGCATAGAACAGGAGGATTAGTAGGTGCTACATTAGATAGAAACAAAAATAAATGGGTGTCTAGGGTGATGGAAGGAACTGGATATAAACATCTTGGCAGTTTTTCATCTGAAAGAGATGCTAGTTTATGTTATTGTAGATATGTATTAAAACATGGTTTAGTGCGTAGGGAATTTTTGCCAGAAATATTTACAGATGAGGAGTTGGGAATATGAAATATATAGCTATTGCAGATAATCATCTACGCCCAGATCCGCCTATTTGTAGAAAAGAAACTCCAGAAGAATGGGTGATTTTTCAGGAAATGGTTTTGCAGTTTATCGTGGATACTGCCAACCAGTATCAGGCAGATATCCTTTGTGCAGGGGATCTTACTGATAGTCCTCATCTTAGTGATAGTGTTATGTCTATGTTTTTTCGAGTTATGTCTGGGCTTACAGGTAGATTTTACACCATTGGGGGTAATCATGTTTTACCATACAGAAGGGAAGCAAACATATATCAGGCTTCTGTGGGGCTTATAAAAGCACTACACTCTGATAAACTAATTTACTGTGATAGCGAAGAGCATGTAGAGAATTCTAGGTTTGAGCATAGTCACCGTCTTAATGATGAGATTACGCTTATTCACACATTAACATTCAGAACCGAAGATGATATTCCATTCTCTGTAGAGGCTACGACGGCGCAAGGCGTGTTAGACAAATATGATACAAAGTGGTGCATATCAGGGGATATGCATAAACCATTTGTTTATGAGAATGGTGGCAGATATGTAATTAACCCCGGAAAAATGACTGTTCAGACTGTGGGGGAAAAAAACGAATGGCCTGTAATATATTTTATAGATACTGATACTAATAAGATTGAAGAAATAAAACTCCCCCACGACCCCTCTCTCATATCGGATGAACACCTTCTACGCAAGCGTGAGCGTGTAGCAGAAATAGAGTCTGTACTGGAAGCTATGAAGTCAGGGAAAACCGACATTTCTCTTGACTATATTAAGAATCTCTATTACTATGTAGAGCATAACAAAGTCTCAGAAGGGGCTATCAAGATTATAGACGAAATAAAGGAAGGTGTAGAATGAAAATTGATTGGGCTAAACTGGACAAAGACATCATAGGCCTTATGGGAACACTCATTGCTGTATGTATTGGGCTTGCGCTTGTATGCGGTGCTGGGTGGCTTCTGGTGTTTGCTGGAAAGGCATTCCTGACTATTCTGGGGGTTCTGTAATGGACACAAAGACGTTTGAATCAATTAAGACTAAGGTAGATATCCTAAAGCAGAAACAGGCTAAAGCTGAGGGTGCTATGGAGTCCATTAAAGCAGACTGGCTCAAGAACTACAAAACTGAGGATATTAGTGAACTTGAAGCTAAACTTGCTGAAATGGAAGAAGATGTAGAAGCAGATACTGCTGATAGAGATAAAGTGTTTGAAGAGTTGAAGGGACTCCACGCATGGCAGTTCGTATAGAAACCTGTTATTGGCATCTTGAAGGTTTTACCTATTGGCCCACCTGTCAGGATGAAGTCAATCGGGGTAAGATGGCTTGGTATATTGCCGGTATCAGAGATTTTAAGTTTTGCCCGTACTGTGGTAAGCTTATAAGGATAAAAGATGAACAACATATCAAAGTATAAAGACTTTACCACAAGGAAACTTGGTGAGCGTTCCCTGCTCCAGAAGCAACTTGCAGAAGCACAAGAGCATCACACTTATCTCAAGGCACGAGCTTTGTCTATCATAGAAGCCCAGACTATTATCCAGAAGATAGCTGTAGAGACACAGACACAGCTACGCTTCAAGATAGAGGATATAGTCAATAAGATACTTGAGACAACCTTCCCTGAGTATTCCTTTGAACTGGAGTATGAAGTGAAGCGTGGTAAGAGTGAAGCTAACCTCAAATTCTACAAGGGAACCCATCAGGTGGATCCTATGGGTAGCGACGGTGGAGGCATTGTCGATGTATGCTGTGTTGCCCTCCGTCTCGCTATCTGGAGTCTATCCGATACTAGACCTATCCTCATTCTTGACGAAGCCACTAAGCATCTCTCAGCTAAGGACGCTCCACGTTTTGCTGCTGTATTTAGCACTATAGCTAATGAACTAGGGATACAGGTTATCATGCCAACCCACTCTGATGCAATCAGGGATGTTGCAGATACCTGTTATGACGTGTGGCTTAAAGGACAAGTATCACAGGTACAGAAACAATGACAGGCAAGGTGGTAGAGTATGGGGGAAATTATGGGCAAACACAGTATATTCTTATGCCTATACCAGAAAATCCCCCTACTATTACTGATAAATGGGGGTGGAAGTGGCTATATTTGGGTGTATTAGAAGGTTTTGAAGATGAGTTCATCAGAGTAGCAAAAGCAAATAAAGAGGGCCT